AAAACAGGAATTTCACCAAACTGCTTAATGTCTGTAATACCAATGCCAGTCAAAATATTAGCCATGTCTTTGGCATTGGCTTCAGCCGATCCTTTACCCTCACCTTTCCACTTATCAGTAATGCCTTGGCCAAGAATCTGTTGAGTAACTTTGTCTAGTGCGCTTGTTGGTGCTGATTGTGTAGCAGTTGTTGCGGCAACAGAAGCCTTAGCAGCTGGAGCCTCAGCCGCGGTATCTTGAGCGGCATTTTGAACGGCATTCTGAACAACATCAGAAACCGATCCAGATTGAGTTTGAGGGGCTTCCGCAGCTTTAGCTGGCGGCTCAACCCCAGCAGTTTGGAAATAACTAGTTACTGCCGCAGGAGAAAAGTTAGTAGCACGAGAAAGGTCATCCAATGAAACACCATACTGAGCCGCAGTCTCAGCAATCAATGCAGGGTTGTCAATGTTGGCTTGAACAAAGGCTTTAATTTCAGCATCAGACGGAGGTGCAGGAGCGGCTACTTGTGTGACTGGATAGTCCTCAAATACATCTTCACCCCACTGTTGCCGACCATAATCTATTGCCATCTCATTCAACCTTTTGGTTAATAGCACCGACTAAAGCAGATGCCCAATCTTGCCAATTGTTATAGATGTAGGGTCCTGGGATGCCCTCATTTGTAAAGACATCAATTGCCTTTAGCCCAGCCGCCCACTCTTTCCAATCTGTTGCCACATTTGGTATTGCCAACTGCTGACCCGCATATGCCTCACACATAAGTGCCGCCCACGAATCAAACGTGTGGAATCGAGGGTCATATACAACCGCTAACATTATGGTCTCACATCACCCAATGTAGCGGTCAATAGCACCTTACCTAATTGGTAGTCGCCACCCTGCACATTGCTAGTAAAAATCAACCGAATCTCACGACGCTGTTCACGCATATCAATACGCCCAGTGTCTGGTGAAAAGACATATGGATCAGATGTTACATCAGGATACTGAGCAAATGCTCGACCAGTTACTTGGAAGGTCATCTCACCAGACTGAATAAAGTCAGGCTCAATACGCTCCAAGTTCAGCCAAAAGTTGTCGCCAACTAGTTGTGTCTGTGATGGGCCGCCTTGCACCCAACCAAGGTCAGATGTTTGAAAAGAACTCTCAATAGCACTAGCCACATCATTGATGATCACATCTGTGCCAATCTCATGTTGCCATAGAGTAATGCGACCAGCAGTTGTATTAAATGTTGCTGTTACTGTTGCAGAGGCAGTAGCGGGTTTACTCAATGTGACACTAAAGAAGTTTGGTGTCGCACTAGGTGCAATGATGGTAATTACTGATCCAGTTGCAATGCCCGCACCAATCACCAATTGACCGACAGCCATCAAGTTTGTAACGCTAGACAAAGGAACTTCTATGACTGGGTTTGCATTTGTGGTGGTAACAGAATTGGAGAAAACCTCTTGTTGAGTGGTGACCTCTGACCCAGCATTGATGGGGTAATGAAACACTTGAGAGAAGTAACCAGCAGTGCGATATGCACCCAAAGCACCGCCAGCATCATACCAACAGTCTTCACGAATGTTATAGATGATTGCATCATTACATTCCTCTGAATCGCCAGAGGGGAAGAACCACCAAATCTCACCAAAGCGTGGCACCTTGTTGGCATACACCTTTTGGCTTTGAGCATAGTTCAAATTGTCAAAAAAGTAGTTTTGATTGAAGTTGTTCTTCAGTTCCTTGACCACACCGTTGTATAGCAAGAAGCGGTCAACACCACACCAGTAGTAAATACCATCGTACTCAATCACAGACTGGCTCGACAGAATTGATGACTGGCTAGAAATGATGTCATACCGCCAATAGAAAGTCTCAGCCGTACCGCTAACTGTAATGGTGGTAGGTGTATAGGAAACCCTAATCAATGAATCCAAAGCCCAAAAGAGTCCTGATGGAGCATTAGAGCCACCTCGAACAGGCAAGCCCTTGACAATCTTTGTAGAGGCTACATTGGTCTCATTGGAGTCTGGGCCATTCCAATCAAATGGATTGCCAGCCACACAATTCTTAATCAACCCATTGTCGCCATACACAAACACATAGGGGTGTAATACAACCACACCACCTGCAACGGAGATAACTTCACCAGTTGGAGTTGTGCCAGAGGTGTCGGTCAGCGGAGACAAGGTTGTTCCATTGATGTCTCCAGCCAAGACTGGAGTTGCTACTGTTTGGTCAATCTGAGCCAAATTTAAACCGGGGTGAGCCAGCAACAACTGATTCCCTGAGCCTTGGGAGTCAAATGATGAGTCAAACTGCCAAAGGTTCAAATCGCTTTCAGTAAAGCCATCATTGATAGTAGCAACCTTGATTGAGAAGCCAGTACCTGTCCCGCCAATACTTGCGGCAGTTGCACTCAAAGTGTCGCCAATCACATATCCATTGCCGGGTTTTGTTAGGGTAACTGTTGTTACAGTATTTCCAGACACCACAATCGTAGCCTTAGCACCTGATCCAGAGCCACTCGTTAGCGTCACATTGGTATATGTACCATTGGTGTATGTAGAGCCACCAACCAATGTGTTAAGGGTCAGAATTAAGCCTGTGAATGTAAATTCAGTAACACCAGCACCAACACCAAGATTATTGATGTTGATGACCTCAAGACCATTGTTGTAGCCATTAAAGACTTGGTTGTTACCGTCAGCAGAATTGACGTAGATGCCTCGTGATGGGCCTAGCGTGTCTTGCGTGATGGCTCTGTAGCCACCAACCTTGCGAGGACGACCACGTTGGAATCTAACCCATTTCCCATCGGTGTAAAAGTTCATGTCAAAGACAGTGCCATCCCGTTGGATGCCGGGCTGGGTATCAATTGCAAAAACTTTTTTAGCCATCAGTAAGTACCACCGAAAATGCCACTAGTAAAGTTACCAGTGCCAACAATTGCCAAGCCTGATGCGGACAATGTTGATCTTAAAACACCAAGAATGGCGACATTGAATTCACCAGAGGCAGCATGATAAACACCAGTTGTAGGCTCAGTAGAAAAGTTGAGCGAGGGATTGGAGACTGAACCATTATTTAAACTGATCGTTGAAGAACCCGCCAAAATGGTGTTGGCATTAAACAAGTTGACAGAGTCGCAAACTAGTGTGGCTTGAGAGCCGGGTGTAAGAATAGCCGTGGCACCAGAGCCAGTTGTGATTGTAAGGTTGTATGCACCAGTCGTTGCATTCACAATGTAGTACACCTGCACTGTAGATGGCACAATGATCGTTACACTACCTGTTAATGCACCCGTGTACTTCTGAATCACATTGGATGCTTCAGAGGCAGTCAGAGTGTATGAGCCAGTAGTAACCGCCTTAGACAATTGAGTAAATGCAAACTGAGTAGACTTGCCTAAACCAACGGTGTAGAACTGAGTTCCACTACAAACAATAATGCAAGAGTCTGTAGGTTGCAAAGCAATTGATGCAGAGCCATTGATCAAGTCACCACTAGTTCCAGTTACTGTCAAAGCACCTGTTCCGCTATTACGGACAAACATAAACCAGTTGTCGCCAAGTGTAGACGCAAGGGTCAAGGTCAAAGTTCCCGCACCGCCAGTCCACACATAGGTGTTAGATCGGTCAGCGGCTACTGCCGTATAACTAGAAGCAAATGTCGTAACTGGCTGGCTTTGGTTCAATGTCTGACCAATAGCCAATAAACCATATCCGGCAAGGGTAGCCGCATCAGCACCAGAAGAACCAATACCATAGGCAATGATGCCCCAGGTGCCAGCGGTAGTTGCATTTGCAGTAATGTAGATGTACTGAGCCTCACCAGCGGCTATAGACACAATGGTGTTAAGACCAAGGTAGTCTTTGACTGTCAAAGTGACGGCACCGACATTTCGGATCAATGCATCTTGACCAACTGATGCTTGATTGGCAGGTGGCATCCACAACTCATTTGCACTAGAGGCAGTTGACACCTCCATGATTCGAGCGGCGGCATCATCAGTTACTGAGCCGTTGATAGGCCAAGTCAGCTGCAAGTCTGTCGTCAGTATAATTCGGCTATACGATACGTCAGTTGGCTGGATGACGTTACCAGTAAAAGGGCTGTTGTAACTCATTATGTATCCAATACTGAGGCTTGACGGTCACCAATGCGTTGGACATCCTCTTGCTTGAGGGTCTGCATGATTTGGTCATAGTTTGCCTGCCACATGGGCATACGCTCATCATTCTTTAAGAATGGCATAGCCTGCAGCAAAGACCCATAAAGCAATGCTTGAGGGGCATAAGTGGTAAACCAATTAGTTTGGTTTGTAGAGTCTAGAGGTTGGATACGCTCATAGTACAAAACCTCAAAAGAGTAGGCTAAGGCTGGGGTTGGGGCTACCAACCAATGCGTGTAGTCAT